TCTGTGCATAGACCTTGCAACAATTGATAGTCTGGTTTTCTTACCGCAACAGATTTAAATTTATTTATATCCATGTTTTTTTAACTCCTCTTTCAATTGCTTTTTATTTTTGATGCTGACCTTTGGTAAAAAGATATAAGCTCTTTCAAAGTATGGATTGTTGTCACTAAAATCCCAACCTTTTCTTTTGCTCAATCTTGTTATGGCTGCGTATTGTTTATCTTTCCAATCTAGATCTAGAAAAGCCATATAGCCATCCCAAGAAATAGTGTTAGTTTAGGAAATATAATTGCGAGAGCAAATATTACAGCAATTAGTATTAACCAATCACTCATCTGCTCTCCAATTCATTCATCGCTAATTGAGTACATAGATCTGTTGGTAAAGGTTTTACATATTCATCTCTTACAACGACATGCACATTCTTAAGTTTACCTGCAATCTCATCAAAAGTTTTACCCTCTGATAATGCAAGATCTATTTTTTCAACCAAACCTTTGAACATTTTTGATTTACTTTTTAACATTGTTTTTTCTCCTATCCCATCAATATAAGAATTCCCACTATCAGTGTCAACCACTATTTTGTGATATTATTCCGTCATGAAAGAATTTTTTATGATGGGTATGTTATGCCTAATTAACCCTGTTACAGGTCACGAACAATGTGCTTTTATACATGAGAACCCAATAATGTTTTATACAGAAGAGGTTTGTCATGTTGAAGCTGTCAAAAAAGTCAATGAAATGGGGGTTAATTTAACTGCAAGAGGCTTTGAAATAACTCAATTATACATGAACTGCCTTGTTGACAAGAATCGTTTAAATACTTGATTTTACACTCAATAGTTGATAAGATTATCTTATGAAGCAATATCGCTTTCAATGTTATGTAGCTGGGCTGTATATTACTAGTGTCGTAAACGCTGCTAACGATGACGCAGCGATAGAGGGCTTCGTACAGAATCTGAATGATAACCAGTATTCTGTTAAACCTGATGGATTCGGTCGTGGAATGCGTCGATTCCATATAACTTATGAGGAGCTAGACAATGGCACTACAGGAGTTAATATCGAAGAAGCTACAGCTGGAGTCCAAGTGGGCAACCCAAGCGTTAGCACAGGGTAGGGTTACACCTGAGATGAAGTGGATCGATATTGAAATCAAAGGTCTTAAAGTTAAGATCAACGAGCAAAGCGTAGCAGACGCTGAGCGACTTTTTAAAAAGACTGGTTAATTACTAGTCTTATATTTTTTTTCAAAAATCATTGATTTGGTACGGGGACTCTTGCTCTCTATTATTAGGGGTTTCTAAATATCACAATCATCAAAGGTTTGATGTATCCAAATTTTTTTGGATCATCTTCGGTACCATCGTCATGTCCAAATCTAAAGCCACGCTTTGGTTTCTTTAAAAATCTTATCTCACAATTTGGATTATGATACATGTGATCGTGAAAATATTTTGTATGCGTTGCAGCTGGAAGTAAAAAAACACCAGTAAAATTCTTGGTATGATAAGCTTTCTCCACATACTTAGGAATCTTGCTGTCAAACAACGGGTGTATATAAGCAATCTCACCTGTCCAATCTTTATCTAAACAACTATTTTCTTTTGTATAGTATTTTGGTAACAAATGATTTTGATCTGATGCACAACAATCGACTGTAAACTTAAATTCTTTTATCAGATCAGCCCAAATATCTTTGGGTGTTCTTAACCATTTCATACTTGTTGCAGAAAATGTAAGATTAGATTTTTTGGTTTTGTCGATACTCCAACCTGTCATACGTAAACTAAGTTGATCTAACGTTTTCCGTAAATAGATGTGTGACTTTCTCTGTGTGCTTTTTCATTCTACCTTGCCACAGCTTTTCCATAAATCTAAGCATATCCGGGTGTTCATCCCAGGTAAGATCGTTTAATTTTTTGAAAAAGATTGCTTCATCCTTGTTTCTTGCTTTGTAAAATAGGCTACCTTTTATATTGGCCTTTTCAAGTATTCGAAACCTGTCACTGCCATCTGTAAGCTGATCCTTTTCATCGATAACCATAGGGCATAGAAGACCATTCTTTTCAATATCAGCTTTCAAAAGGTCGGCATTAAAAGCAATCTTCTTTTTGATATCTTCGAATTTTTTTAAAACTAATCTTTCTTTGAAGATCATATACACAGGCCATGCCACAGCTCCGACACCTGCTACTTCGTTTTTATGAAGCTTGTCCAAAGTCATCTCCTAAAGATACGTCCACTTTACTTGGTACTTTAAATTCCATACAGGTTTCCATTGTCTCCTTAATGCTTTTTATATCATCATCTGAACTGATATCAAAACATAATTCATCATGAATTTGTACTTTAGGTAAGAATCCAGCCTCAAAACAACTTACAATTGCTTGTTTTGTTTGATCTGCAGCTGATCCTTGTATTAATCTATTCAATGCTTTGTAGGTAAATGCTCGTTTTATGTTCTGTCTGCCATATTTTGAACATGCATTTTCAAATGTTTCTGGGGTATGGATACCAAAATCTTTAGGTTCCCACATGTCAAATCGACACTTTCTGCCTTTTTTTGTCCGAATCACACCTTCATCATTTGCTTTTTTCATGCATCTATCCGATAATAGCTTCACAAATGGAACTTTACGATTATACTTGGATATTAGTGCCGATGCTTCTTCTGTGGACAATCCGAGTGACATACCTAGTTTATTTTTACCCATTCCATACATCAATCCTAAGCCTATTGTCTTGGCTTGTTTTCGCTCTATTCCTGCTAGATCTGCTACTGTTTGGTGAAAGTCGGTTTCTGAATTAGCGTAGGCCTCTACAAGTTCATTGGATCCTTCATATCCATCACCAATAGAGGCTGCATAATGTACTACCATTCTCGGTTCTTGTTGGCTGTAATCAAAACTTCCCCATCTACATCCTTCTTCAGGTAAGAAGAGTCCTCTGATTTTAGGTCCAAAATCTTTGTTACGTGCTGGTAACTGTTGAAGATTAGGATTAGCCATAGACAAACGGCCGCTAACAGTCCCACCACTGTCACTACGTAACTGATTGATCTCGCCATGTATTCTCCCATTGTGTTCGTATTTTAAAATTGAGTCCAGGAATGTACCATGAAACTTGTTGATCTCTCTAGCCTGTGCTATATATTTTGAAATTTCGTGTTTCGAATTAGCTAACCAATTGGATGTAAAAGATGGCTCATGAGTTTTTTCAGTACGTGGATAGTCTATCCCTAATCTATCGTAGGCTTCGCCTATTTGTCGTGCTGCCCATATGTCTACTTCTCGTCCTGCTAGCTGTTTTATTTTTGAAAGATATTCTTTTTCCTGAGCCTGGAACTCTTTTTTTAGTTGATGAGCTTTATCTACATCAACCCTTACACCTTTCTCTCTCATCTTAATCAGAATAGGCAGTAATTTATTTTCTAAATTCCAAACTGTTTCTAGGTTTTGATTATGTAATTCTGGTTTGAATCTTTGCCATAGAAGGTACGTGAGACGTGCATCTTGTTCTGCGTAAAAGCCTACATGCTCTGCAGGTAATCTCCACATCTCTGCCTTTGGATCTATGCCATGATCCTTTGCTGCTTCTTTTAAATCGTTTTCAGACTTCAGCTCACCAAGATAATCTTTTGCTAATGCATTCAAGCTGTAAGACCATCTATTTTCATCAATGACTCCTGCAGCTATCATTGTATCTACAATCTCTCCATTGACTTCAATACCCATTCTGTTCAACCAACCAACATCGTATTGTGCATTATGAAATATTTTTCTTGCAGGTAATTTACAAATATCTTTCATGTAATTTAAAACTTGTTGAGGTATCATGTTACCGCCACCTTCATGTTTGAATGGATAATACCCCTGCCAACCTTCCACAGCTACAGCAAAACCAATCACATAACCATTACCAGTTGCCCAACCTGCACCAAGTTTATTGTTAATACCTTCATCTCTTGTTTCTAAATCAATTGCTATTTCATCGTAAGCACTTAGATCTTTGTACTCAGATGGACAAGACCAAATATGTTTCTTAAAATTAAATGTAAATTGTAAACCTGTCATTTCTTTGCTTCAAATATAAATTTATCTTTTATTAGTTTATTCAAACTATCCTTATTACTAAATGCATAAAGACAAGCTTGATATCCATATGGAAATATTTCGAATTGTATTTCATCAGCTGTGCCCTCTCTGGATGGGTATATTTCTAATAAGAACTTATGGCTCTTAACCTTAATTTCTTTTTTGATTGTACTCATTTTTTATTTTGTAATTGCTTTAACCTAAGTATCTCTAAATCACAATAGTGTTTTATTTTTTCTAGATCTTGAATGCCTCCCTTTTTCAAATACCTACACACGTATTTAACAACACATCCTTGGAAGAATGATAATGCATTCTTTGCTATAAATTCATAAGGTTGAATTACAAATTTTGTATAATGGTTCCCACCTACCTGAGTGTATTGTGGAAATGCTTTGTTTAAATCATCTCTGTTTGTCATAGTTTAAAACTTGTTAGTACTTCCAATTTCTCTTGTGCTTGTGCTATCTTCTCTACTAATTTGTCAGCTTCCTGCACATGTTGCGGATGCTCACCAATTGCTACTGGTTTTTCTAAATATATTTTTAATGTTGCCTCTGCCTCTGATATATCTGCATTATATTTATCTTCTAACGCTTGAATAATTAATGTTCTAAAGTCCACACATACCCTCACATTCTTGATTAAATAAATCTAATTTTTCATCATCCTTGAACTTCAC